GCCCGCACCATGGCTCGAGGCCAAGCTCACCCACAAAGAACGCATCCGCATCGATCAAAAAGTTTTTGAACACATGGAGAATTAACATGGCCAAACAATACACCCGCCGCACATTCAACGAAGTGGCCGACGAGGCCTACGAACAGGGCTTTTCCAAAGGCGTAATCGTCGGCACGCACCGCCAAAAGGCAGACCTAGACCGCATGCACGAAGAGCTCGAGGCCCTGAAATCCACCGTGGCCAACATGTCCCTGAGCAAGCTGGCCTGGTCACGGCTCACGGGCCTGTTCAGGGGGCAGTCATGACCTTTAATCACTGGTGGCAACAATTGACCAAAGCAGAACAGAAAATAATCGGCGAAGGAGCCGCTAGGTTTGTCTGGGAAGAATGCCAAAAGCACACCCTCATGACTATTGAGGATGCGTGCAAGGCCCAAGTGGCCTACGACGAAGGGTTCAGGCAGGGCCAAGCACGGTACACGGTTCAGATCAGTGGCTGGCGTCTTTCCCCGGGCATTCAGCCGGGCATGATCTGGATTGCTGACGGCGGTGGCGAAGGCGGTGACTTTCACATCCACGAGCTGGCCGAGGTCATCGGCAAGTTCTATCAAGAAAAATTCTAACGAGGGCTGTTTAATATGAATATTTACACCGAACTTAAAGCCATGTTCAAGATGCCTTCCCCCATTGAGGTGGCAGCAGCGCAGCTTGCGACAGCGGAGTTGGAGCTACTCAAAGCCGAGACTGGAGTGGAGTACGCATCGGCGCTGGTGACGTTCAACAAGGCGCAGATCAAACGCCTGAAGGCATACATTGCAGCGAAGGCTGAAGAGGTGACGGAATGACTAGGATGTGTGACGGAGCTTCAGGTATCAAGCCATGTCCTCATCCCAACAACTGCACTGTGAACTGCGAGTTCAACGACGCAGAACTACCAGAAGTTCATTGGAGCGGCATCCAGAGGCAGCTTGTCTGGGCTACATGGGCGTTCGTGGGGGTTGTGCTGTTTGGCCTGATGTTGGGCTTGGCATACGTGATCGGGAGGTTGCTATGACTAAAGAACAAATGCTTCAAATCATCAAACTGCTGGCCGCGCTGGAGTCGTGGGGTTTTGCGGAAAAGAACAGTCTGCCTGAGTACTTGCACGACCAGATTGATGAGTCGATCAAGGCGCTGACTAAGGAGTTGTTGAAATGACTAAAGACAACAGCACAGGAAAGAACAAAGATTTCTACGACCTGGGCAAGAAGATGTTTGACCGGATACAACCCATTACCCGAGCCGTTCCTCAGATTCCTCAAAAGCATTCCTCAAAACACATGACGGTATTTGAACTGATTGAGGCCAATGGCCTGACGCTGCATGGTGACATCGAGCACTTTGCCGAGCTTGTACGTGTTGATGAGCGTGAGGCGTGTGCGCAAATGCTAGAAGCGGCTGCAAAAGTTCTTCAGCAATGCCAAGACGAACTGACCCACCCACTATCAGAAGCCTTTGCGTTTAAGTTTGCCCGTGCCATCGAAGCCAAGTTAAAGGATAAGAACACATGAGCAGAATGTGCGACGGCGCTGCCGGTAGCAAGCCAGCGCTGTTTGATACGCTAATGGTTCAAGTGATTTGCCTGACCATCGACGATAAACAGGTGATTTGCATCGCGCCCGTGGTACACGCGCCAGACCTCGGCATCCGCGCAGGCAAAGTTCAAGCCATTGAATTCGGAGAGCTCATGCCCGCGTCCCTCGCCGCCAAGCTCTTCCAAGGCCCCACATCGGACGAGGAAGACAGGCACTGAAAGAGGGATCAGCGGCCCGGACCGTCCACACGGTCCGTCTCTTCCAGGTTTTCCAAACGAATGTCCGTACGATCCCCGTTGACAAAGCGCAACCGGTTCTCGGGCCAATACCCCATGCACAAGTACCAAGAGACCTTGGCAGCAAGGTAGGAGACGCCCTCAAAGCGCACGCGCAACTCCGGATTGGCGGCAGTGGTCTCAGTGCCCGCAAACTCACCCCGCAGCCGGCCATGGCGCCAAATCAACGCGCCGTTGCCCCCGCCATGGTAGTTCAGCATCTCACGCATGTAAGTCAACGTGCTAGGATCAGGGGTGCTCATGGCGTCGTTCCTTGTTCAACGATGTGGTGGGAAGTGAAGCCTCAGTGTGTCGAGCACTGGGGCTTTGCGCATTTTAAAGGCAAAAAGGAGGAAGAGGCAAGGATCACGGATCACGGGGCTTACGTTTTAGCTGTTTTATATACCTTTTTCTCAAGATTTGTTTCGTTTAACAGCTAGTTAAGAATGAGATATTGGTGTAATGGTGTAATAACTTAATGAAATCAATAGGTTACGAGTGATTACAGTGTTTTTAAGAAGTGTAATGGTGTAATTTACCTAAAATGCGCGCGCGACTTATTTACTGCTGCTGAACGAAATAGATGTTGGAAATAATCCTACTGAAACGATGAATTTGAACCGGGAGGGTCTGCGGTTGCGTTGCTTGTGGGTTTGTTGCACAATGTGTCCATGAACATCGAAAAAAATATCCCCCTGCCCGGCGGCGTTGACCCCAGAGAGCGCTATCCATTTCCCGAAATGGCTGTTGGCGACAGTTTTATGGTCTTGGACGCTACATGGATCAAGAACTTGCGCAGCGCCGCCTACATGTACTCTAGGCGCCACCTCGGCGTGCGGTTCACCTGCCGTAGGCATGGGGAGGGCTGGCGCCTTTGGAGGGTCTCCTGATGGGCTCGTTCAAAGATGACAGATTTTTGGCCGGCAAGAAGCTGGGCGGAATAGACTCACGGGTAGAGGCCCGCCTGGCCGTCCAAGTCAAGCCCTACAAACCCAAAGTCCTGACGCCCCAAGAGTGGAAGTTTGTAGAGGAGTTTTGCGCGGGCGATGGCCATGTCACCCTGAAAGAGGCTGCTCTGCGCGCGGCGTATAGCGAGGCATGGGCAAAGAATCGGGCACGGGAGCTGACGGACCCAGAAAAAAACCCGCACATTGTGGTCGCAATTCAAGAGCGCCGGCGCGAACTGGGGGAGAAGTACGGCACCACGTTTGAGCGGCATATGCGCGATCTCCAAGTCATCCGTGACCAAGCGCTGCAGTCCGGCGCATACGGCGCGGCCGTTCAGGCTGAATATCGGCGCGGGCAAGCCTTGGGCACGATTTATATTGAGCGCAAGGAAATTCGCCACGGCACGATTGACAGCATGAGCAAAGAAGAAGTGCAGCGCAAGCTCGAAGAGATCAAACGCCTGTATGGAGGCAGTGCTGGGCCAGTAATTGACGTCACCCCCAGACAGCTTAAAGAAGAACCGGAAGAGGACGAAGACCATGGCGTTGAAACCCGAAGCGAACCTGTACAAACGCCTGAAAGAAAATCTCCCAAATTGCCATTTCACCCGAATTGAGTCTCGGGTTAACCTAGGCATTCCCGACTGCCTGCTGGCATTCCCCCATGGCGAGTTTGTCATGGTCGAATTGAAGGTCGTCAAACGCGGGCGCAAAATCAATCTGTCACCGCACCAAGTGGCCTTTCACATCAAGCATTCCGATTTGCGCTGCCCGACCTACGTCTTGGTTCAGTACCAACCCGCCGGGACCGCTCATGCCAGCAAGTCCGAGCTGCTGCTTTATTGTGGCGAGCAAGCCGTCGACTTGGTGAACCTGGGCGTCGACACCCCTGCCTTGGCCCGTTGGCCGTGGACGGCCATATCATGGGCCGAGCTGAGAAATAAAATGCTACGTGGTTGAGTTGTAGATAACGGTGTGCTAGGATTACAAACACCTGGATGTCCCGGGCAACCTTAGAAAGAGAGAAAGCTATGCGAACGAGCGACCGAGAACGGCTGGCCGAAGCCCGGCAGCGACTGCATAAACACGCCCCACCCAAGACCCCTACCGACCACAAGCCCATGGCGATCAAATTATTTTTTTGGTGGTTGTTGCATAAAATCACCGGGGGTAGTTGACAAGTTGATAAAAGTAGGTTTACAATTTAATTAGGCCAAGCGATCCGCGAAGCCCCAACCCTAGAAAGAGAGAAAGACATGGAACTGAACACACTCATGCAGGCCTTGGCCAAAGATTTGGCCGAACAAATGCGCCCCATGGTGCGCGACATGATCCGGGCCGAACTGGTCACCGGTCAAGTGGACCCGGCCGCAATTGCCGAAAATATCGACCTGAAAAAACTGGCCGAGCATATTGACATCTCGACGCTGGCGGCCGAGCTGACCGAGGGCCAATTAAATGATATCTCGGGCTACATCGACCTGGCCATCTTGGCGGGCGAGCTTGACGCGGAGGGCATCGCGAAAAAATTAGATGTGGCGGACGCTGTTCGGGAATTTTTTCAGGACAATACTTTTTCAATCCGGGCATAAGGGGCACGGTATGAAACGAGAAACGAATATTGCACTTGTCGGCCGCTTGATCCATCAAGCCAGCGCCGGCCCGCTGATGCAGGCGTTCGTGCTTGAAGCCTTGCGCGATTATTCCGCCCGCATGCTGGCCACTGAAACCCCGGCCGACGCTGAATCGGGTTTTATCAGCTGGGCCGCATGGCAGGCCTGCGCTGTTGAAACCAATCAGGCCATGGCCGACCGCCTGCGGTAACCGCACCGGTTTTTTTAAGCCCGGCCGCGTGCCGGGTTTTTTTCGCCTAGGGGGTTGACAAGTTGACTTGTTGCACTAAAATTATTTGCAGGCCAGCAATCCGCCCGGCCACTAGAAAGAAAGAAAGCGAGAAAATTATGCTTAAGACTGTAAAACACTCAGGCAACAAAAAAACCGGCCCGATCGCGGTAACCTACCGCGCCGGGGGCCATAATGTTTTTGGCACGTGCCCGAAAACATGCGCATTGAACCCCCATGGTGAACATGCAGCCGACTTGATCGACGCCGACTATCTGCAGGCCTTGCGGCATGCCGTGCCGCGTAAAGGCCAGGCCTGGACGTATTCGCATTTTCCGGCCGAGCTGCTGCCGGCGCCGGCGCCTGGTGAGACCGTGATTAATGCGAGCTGCGACACGATCCCCCAGGCCTTGGCCGCAGTGGCCGCCGGCCGCCCGGCCGTGGTGGCCGCTCCGTCCGGGACCGTATGGCCGTACACCCTCGACGGCGTGCGCTTTGTACAGTGCCCGGCCGAGCTGGCCGAAAATTTCAGCTGCGCCCAATGCGGCAACGGCCGCCCGCTGTGTGCCCGGGGTGACCGGAATTATGTAATTGTGTTTGTCGCGCATGGTAGCGGCGCGCGCCTGGTCGGTGACGATGCCCCGGGCGGATGCTACGGTAACGGCGGCCCGGTCCGCCTGGCTTGGGAATCTACCAAAAAGACCGGCGCCCAAGATGACGGCGCCGCCCTGGCGGCTTTCGCCCGCTCGCTCCCGCCGGGTTCCCTGTTGCGGCATCATATTGTCGGTGACCTGGGCCAGGCAGCATAAAATAATTTGTTGACAAGTAGATTTTTATTAGACTAAAATTAAATCGTCGGGGGCTTTTCCTCGGCGCTAACCCTAGAAAGAGAGAATTATCATGGCTCATATGATTGACGAAACCACCGGCCGCGCTGCTATTGCTTACGCTGGACAAACCCCCTGGCATGGTTTGGGTCAGGCCCTAACGCCTGGCGCAAGTATTGAGACATGGGCCCGCGAAGCAGGCCTTGCATATGATGTGCTTGAGAGCCCCGTTAAGTATTCCACGCCGGCCGCGACGGAGCTGCAAACCTGGCCAGCGCGTAAAGTGCTGCACCGGTCCGACACCGGCGCGCCCTTGGCGGTTGTGTCAAGTGCCTATAACGTGGTGCAGCCCGGCCAGGTAATGGACTTCTTTCGCCAGCTGGTAGACCTGGGCGGGTTTGAGCTTGAGACCGCCGGCGCCCTCAGTGACGGCCGCCGGGTTTGGGCCCTGGCCCGCGTCGGCGATGCTGCGCCTGTGGTCGACGGCGACCTGGTCAAGCCTTACTTGTTGCTGGGCACGTCATATGATGGAACCATGGCGACCGTCGCAAAATTCACGGCAATTCGCGTGGTGTGCAATAACACCATAACGGCCGCCGTCGGCGGCTACAGTGGCGGCCGCGTGGTCCGTGGCGAGGGCGAGATAAATACCGGTTACCTAAAATCGGCCGTCCGGGTTTTGCATTCTGAACGCTTCGACGCCGACGCTGTGCGGCTGCAGCTGGGGATTGTGGCGAATGCCTTTGAGGGTTTTCTAGTGCAGTCCCGGCAGTTGGCCGGCCAGACCATGGACATGGTCCAGGCGGATGCATTCGTTGCCGAGCTGTTGCGCCCTTATCATTCCAGCGCGCGCCCGGTGACCGAGTCAAAAGCTTATGTGCGGATCATGCAATTATTTAACGGCCGGGCGATCGGCTCTGACTTGCCTGGCGTGGCCGGCACCCGCTGGGCTATGTTTAACGCGGTAACCGAGCTTGTCGACCACGAGCGCGGCCGCTCGAATAACACCAGGATCGAATCGGCATGGTTTGGGACCGGTGCAGCACTTAAGGCCCGGGCCGCCGAGCTGCTCGCCGCCGAGCTGGTAGGGGTTTAATCATGGTCCAAATTGAATACACCAAAAAACCCAGCGGCCCGACGCTACGCGCCGCGATCCGCAAAGCATTGAGCGCTGGTGAAACCTGGCTGCAGCTAACATGGGGAGAAAATCAAATCACAATCGAGCGCGGCCCTTATGGTTTTACCGGCCATGGCTGGATCGGCCGCCACGGTGGCGACGACCTGGCGAGAGAGTTCAAAATTCGATAACCCAAACCCGGCCAAGCGCCGGGTTTTTTGCCTATTGCGTTCAGTTGATTTTTTAGACTAAAATTAAACCCCGGCCACGTTGGCCGGGAATAAACTAGAAAGTGAGAATTTTTATGTCCTGTTTTGTTGTCCCTGATTATCACGTGACCACCGGCCGCGCCCCGGTTCCACTGTTGCTGAATGCTGCCGGCCGCGTCGGTGGCCGTCTGCGCCTGGTGCAGCTGTTTCGCCTGGCCGGCGCTGGCTTGGTCCGGGTTACATGGTCCGCCACATGGTCCGAGTATCAAGTACGCGCCACCGGCCCCGGCGGCCGCCTGGTGGCCGAGTACTTCACCGACGACAGGGCCGACGCCCTAGGCACGGCCGACGCCATGCTGGCCGAGCTGGCCGCAGCTGCCGGGGTTCCGGCATGAGCTGGCCGCGTTAGTTCGATTCAAACCCGGCCAGGCGCCGGGTTTTTTTTTCGCCCGGTATCGG